CATGAACCATGCGTTTGGACGGCCATCCTTAACCCAAACTGTTGTTAGCCGTTTGATCCGCCATTCCGCGACGAGCGGAAGGTGCTGGCTCTTTGAGCTCTATTTCACGCTCATGTTGCCATCACACCAACTGACGGTAATTACGACTCCCAACCGAACAGACTGACCATAAATGCATCGGAGGTCGCAATGGCAAGATCAGCCACTGCATCACCGAGATCTACAGATGTGTCGCTGGGCAAATGCTCATAGACATAGTAGAACTTGCGTTTATACTCAGCCACAGTCGACGTCGCGAAGATGGTTTGCACAACTTCAAAGTTATGCCGATCATACTCGACGCCTCCTACTTTCACCTTTGAATGCCTAATTTTGGCATTGTACTGAGTGAGAGCGGTTCGAAACATATACTCGGAAGTATATGCATCTTGGTTGATCTTGACCAAGGTGATGTTGCCACCAACTTGGGGAAGAACAAGGGTGTTGCCAAACATGTGAGAGACTCCTTGACTAAGTGAGCAGTTGACCCAGGCTATTTTAGCTTGAGGACTGCTAACGAAGCCAAGATCGACCACTGTCCGGTTGTTAAAACCGGGATTTGTGGGACGACAAACGGTAACAAAGGATAGACAATTTGCCTCTCCTTTATGATGCTCAGCTCCGTGGGCAATGTCGATAAGACATACCACGGGGTCGAGTTTGCCCAATTGTACCAACGGACGGAAGTCCGCCTTGTACGCATTAGACACATCTTGTCGTAGAGCAAGGGGACTGAATTGTTAGTAGCGGCGACAAAAGTGCCGAAACTTCCAAACCAGTCTGCTAACCAACTCCAGGGCGTCAATTCCCAAAGAGTTGAAAGCGCACCTGAATACGTGAGACCTAGCGTAAGGCGCCGGGCGAGCTTATCGAGCTCACCGTAGCCAAGCGTCGGAATCGCGCAAGCAGGATCCAGTTTCCACTGGACTGTGGCCCACTCATTATATGAGGTAACCACATGACGCCAACCTTGAACGAACGGCCCATTACTATGCCAGGTGGCAAAAGTAGGGGCACTGTTCTTCATCCCTTGACCTAAAACGCACCGTTTGTGCATAGGTTTCCCATCGCGCAACCTGAGTAGGTAAGTGAGACGCTGATTGACAGCATCTACAAACGTCATCAGCTTGCGAAGGTCACTAATCATTGGTCGGATCGCCCAACGCCAGGATAAATATCCTTGCGCTATGGCCTTCAGTAGGCCGCGACCCCAACCCTCGACTAGTGACGGCAAGTCCTTCAACTCACCAATAAACGTAGGCAAATTTACCAATGGTAAATTTGGATTCGTTTTAGCGAGTATCTCCCAGGCCTTGTTGCTTAAATCCAAACTAGTGTAGTTTGGGTACACCAAGGTCGGAGACGGGGCCCCAGGTCTGAAAGTCATAGGGTATGCATTGCACCACCTTAGACCATCAGGCGAGGTTCCCGTGAAGCTCCCGTAGCGGTTAGTGACGTCAGTGGCAAGGAAAGGGTTAACCCCCTCCCAATTGTCAATAACATCGTCGCATACGAGATTTTGACCATGAGTCATGCACTGGTAGCTGTCTCCAAAGATCCAATTGTGGTAAGTACCACACTCGGTTACCCTAAAGTCAGCTTCCCGATGTCTTACAGTCATGATCAGACCTACCTAGAAACGTATCCACTAGAGGAGCCAAAG